GCTGATCCAACAGGTTTTAAAAGTGTTTCTACTGTACTACCACGCTTGGCATTTTCAATGAACACGATGACTTATGCTGGGCTTCGAAAATTAAATAGTACACTTAAGTTTCAAAATGTTGTCAATGAATCTGCAAAGACTGCATCTTCAGTTTTTTCGCCAGTTCCGTATGACATGAATTTTACACTTTCTTGTCTTACAAGAAACGCAGAAGATGGTACACAAATTATAGAACAAATTTTACCATTCTTCACACCTGATTTTACTGTTACAATGAAAGTCTTGCCGGAAATGAATGTGACGCTAGACATACCAATTGAATTAACTTCAGTTACTTCAGATGATCAATATGAAGGCGACTTTGATACTAAACGAGTATTGACATGGGACTTAGATTTTATTGTTAAAGGTTATTTGTTTGGACCAATACGAAGCAACAACAAAGTTATTATTAATGAAGCAACTATCAATACATTTGATGGTTTTGATGCAACCATTCCAGCATTTACAATTACAAAACCAGAATAACAGGATAGAAAAATGGCAAAACAAACAATCAATATTGGCTCAACCGCTAACGATGGAACAGGTGATCCGTTAAGAACGGCGTTCAATAAGACAAACGAAAACTTTACTGAAATCTATGACATTGCAAATAGCGCATTTAGTCAAGCAAATAGTGGTGGTGATGGTGGTGGGCTTACTGCTAACTCTGCTTGGTCTACTGCAAATGCGGCATTCAATCAAGCAAATTCTGTTTATTTACCTTCTGTTACTCGTTTGAATGTTACACATAGTGGTGCTTCTGCATATTTATTTGATCAATATTCTGGAAACAATCCTACAATAAAAATTACTGCTGGCGAAACCATAGCATTTAATTTAAATATTGGTGGTCATCCATTTGTAATTCGTGAATCTTCTGGAGGAACAAATTACAATACTGGTCTTACTCATGTATCTACAACGGGAACAGTTTCAACAGATGCATCAGCCCAAGGAAAAGTATCAGGAACTCTTTACTGGAAAGTTCCTGCAATATTAGCAGGTAACAATTATGTTTATCAATGTCAAGCCCATTCAGGAATGGTTGGAGTATTTGAAATTAAAGAATCAAATGGCAATCCTTTTAACCAAAATTTAAATACTTCAAATAATGTAACATTTAATAAAGTTACCGCAAACAATGTTCAATTCAATAATCTCACTTATGCTGATTTACCTCAATCACCAAATATTATAGCAGGACAAAGAGCATTCATCAATGATGCAAATCTTGAAGCAGTTGAAAATTTTGGCGAAGTAGTAGGTGGTGGTGGCGCTAATTCAGTTCCAGTATGGAGTGATGGGACAAATTGGCGTATTGGATAAACTATGAAAAAAACAATAGATGAAAAAATTAACGATGTTCTTGATGTAACATCTACAGAGATTGTAGCAAAACCGGTTACAACTGTAATCAAAAAAGATACAGTCATTATTGATACTACTGATGACTATGAGTATGCACGAAACAATCTCAAAGGTTTAATTGAGAATGGCAAAGATGCGATGGAAAATATTCTCTTTCTTGCCAAAGAAGGTGAATCAGCACGAACCTATGAGGTTGTAGGACAACTGATTAAGACACTTGCAGACACAAACAAAGACTTGCTCGACCTTGCAAAGAAGTCAAAAGAACTCAAAACAGAAAAAGAAGAAAAGTCTGGTAGAACACAAATTCAAAATGCGCTTTTTGTGGGTAGTACCGCAGAGTTACAAAAACTAATCAACAACAAACAATGACAACTAAACAGTATCTAGGAAATGCACAATTAAAAGCAGCCGGTGTCGCTTTACAATTCACGAAAGATCAAATCGAAGAATATGTAAAGTGTGCTGATGATCCCATTTACTTCATCGAATCATATTGTAAAATCGTGACACTTGATCACGGAATGCAACCATTTAAACTCTATGAATGCCAGAAGAAAAAGGTAAAGATTATTCATGAGAATCGTAAAGTCATTCTTATGGAAGGGCGCCAGCAAGGTAAAACAACTACTTCTGCCGCTTACATTCTTTGGTACACACTTTTTCAAGGTAGCAAAACTGTAGCAATTCTTGCCAACAAAGCATCAGCCGCTAGAGAAGTACTTTATCGCTATCAATTGATGTATGAGAATCTTCCTATATGGTTGCAACAAGGCGTCACTACATGGAACAAAGGTGACATTGCTTTAGAGAACGGATCAATCGTATTTACTTCTGCAACAAGCAGAGCAGGTATTCGTGGTAAGTCTGTAAACTTATTGTATGTTGACGAAACTGCAATCATACCAAACAATCTTGCTGAAGAATTCTTTACCGCAGTTTATCCTACAATCTCTGCTGGTGAAACAACAAAGATTCTGCTATCATCTACACCGCTTGGATACAATCATTTTTGGAAATTTTGGAACGATGCACAAAACGACCGCAATGGCTTTGTTCCATTGTTCATACCTTATTCAGAGATTCCTGGTCGTGACGAAGCATGGGCTGAAGAACAAAGAAAACTTCTTGGCGAACTACGATTCAATCAAGAGGTGCTTTGTAACTTCCTTGGTTCAAGTCTTACTCTCATTGACGCAAGCACCATTGCACAATTGTCACCATCAGCATCGATCTACAGTAAAGATGGATTGGATGTATTTGAAAAAGCAGAAAAGAATCGTGTGTATGTTATTGTAGCAGACACCGCAAAAGGCATTGAAGGTGACTACTCAGCATTTTCAGTTATTGATGCTACTGAAGTACCATACAAACAAGTGGCAAAATATCGTGACAATAAGATAAGCCCTTTGCTCTATCCGTCAGTCATCTATAAAGTGGCAAAAGAATTCAATGACGCATATGTGCTTATTGAAGTCAACACCTCAGAGCAGGTTGCAGAAATTATCTATAGTGAATATGAGTACGAAAATATTGTATTTGTCAATCGCACAACCAGCGGTCAGGTTGTCACAGGTGGATTTGGTGGTGGCAAAACTCAATTGGGTGTCATTACAGATAAAAAAGTTAAGCGAATTGGATGTTCAAACTTCAAGTCTTTGGTTGAAGAGAAAAAACTTCTCATTCGTGACGCAGATACAATCTCAGAAATTTCAACATTTATACAGAAAAGAAGTAGTTATCAAGCAGACGAAGGATATCATGACGATTTAGTTATGCCATTGGTGTTATTTTCTTGGTTGTCTACTAACCCATATTTCAAAGACCTCACAAACATAAATATTCGCAAAGAACTTTATGAAAAACAGATTCAAATGATCGAAGAAGAAATCACTCCATTTGGCATTATTGATGATGGCATGGAAGAAAATGTCTATGTTGACGCATCTGGTCAAGTCTGGGAAGAAGAAAAACCTCAGAAATATGATTTTTTATAAATAAAACAAGAATAATGAATGATAAGTTTCGTGAAAAACAAGATATGAAATCTTAAAATCAAGGAGAAAACGAATGGCAATCAATTTAATCTCACCAGGAATTCAGATTACTGAAGTCGATCAACCACCAGTGGTGTTGACGCTCGGTACTACTGCTGGCGGAACTGCGGGTCGTTTTAGATGGGGACCAGTTGAGAAGGCGGTTCTTGTGCAAAGCGAATCTGACCTTGTGTCCAAGTTTGGCGCGCCAAACGCAACAAACGCAGTAGACTTTCTCGTAGCCGCTAACTATATTGCATACTCACCAAATCTTTTCGTTGTTCGTCAAGATGGTGCAAATCTACTTAACGCTACTGCTGAAGATGTTACAGGATCAGGAAATACAGGCGTAGGTCTTCTCATCAAAAATGATGATGTTTGGGATGCATCTTACTCATCTGGCTCTGCCGATGTGGGTCCTTGGGCTGCCAAATATGCTGGCGCTTTGGGTAACTCAATTCAAGTTTCAACTTGCGCTTCTGCGGCCGCATTTCAATCAACCCTAACTGGAACATTTACTGTAGGTGCTGGTTCTACAACCGTTGTTGGTGTCGGTTCATCTGCAAGTACTGAAGTTAATGTAGGCGACCTTCTTGTAATTGCTGGTCGCTCAATCAAAGTTGCTTCAGTCACAAACAATACTCACATAACACTTGAATCAGCACACATTACTGGTGCTACTGGTGCTACTGTAACTCGCCGTTGGGAATACTTCAGTCAGTTTGATTCTGCTCCAGGCACATCAACTTTTGTAAATGATCGTGGCGGTTCAGGTGACGAAATGCACATTGCCGTTGTAGACAAAGGTGGCACAATTACTGGTGTTGCAGGAACATTGCTTGAAAAATTTCAGCAAGTATCTAAAGCAGTTGGTGCTAAGACTGATACAGGCGCATCAAGTTACTACAAAGATGTAATTGCAAATCGTTCAGATTTCATTCGTTGGATGGATCACGAAAGTGCCACAAATTGGGGTGGAAGCACTTCTACTTCATTTACTGGTGCTACAAATTCTCCAACTGCACCTGTTTCATACCGTCTTGCTGGTGGTGCAGATGGTTCAGCACCAACTGATACACAGAAGATTGCCGCATTCAATCTTTTCGCAAACAAGTCAAACATTGCAATTAATCTAATTCCAATGGGCGCAGTTAGTGCAACTGTTATCAATACAGTTATCGCAGACATTGCAGAAAGAAGAAAAGACACAATGGTTTGTGTATCACCAGAGTATAGTGATGTTGTGAACCAGGCAGGTAGTGAAGTTACAAATATTCTAGACTTTGCTACAACAGTTGACAAGTCAACATATGTTGTGTTTGATGCTAACTGGAAATACCAGTACGACAAGTACAATGACACATATGTTTATGTTCCATGTAATGCCGACACCGCTGGTGTAATGGCAAGAACAGATTTCAATCAAGCACCATGGAATTCTCCAGCAGGTTACACAAAGGGTACACTCTTGAATGTAACTAAACTTGCTTGGAATCCAAACGAATCAGAGCGTGACCTTCTTTACAAACAGGCTGTTAATCCAATCTTCAGCCAAACTGGTAAAGGAACTGTTCTCTTTGGTGACAAGACATTTGTTCTCAGAGGGACTTCATTCAATCGTATCAATGTTCGTAGATTGTTCATTGAACTTCAGAAGACAATCGGTGACTTTGCTGGCAATGTTCTCTTTGATGAGAATAATCAAGCAACTCGTACTGCATTCGTTAATACCATTGATCCATATCTGCGTGATGTTCAGGCTCAGCGTGGTATTACTGACTTCCGTGTTGTTTGTGATGAAACAAACAATCCAGATGCAGTAGTGAATGCGAATGAATTTATTTGCGACATTTTTGTTCGCCCAACTTCTTCTGTCAACTTTATTCAACTTAACTTCGTTTCAGTAAGAGGTTCTATCTCTTTTTCTGAAATCGGCGCCTAAATAGAATAAACAGATAAAAGAAAAAGGGGAATAGAATGCCAATTCATACACTAGATCAAATTAAAAATGCGATTGGGGTGGGTAGCCGCCCTAATCTATTTGAAGTAACATTTGCTGGTGGTCCAAGTGATGCAACAAGAATTTCAGTCTTGTGTAAAGGTGCGGCTCTCCCAGGTTCAACAGTCGGTATTATTGAAGTCCCTCAAATTGGTGGCAGAAGATACAAACTTGCTGGTGATCGTACCTTTGCTGAGTGGACAAGTACTGTAATTAATGATAAAGACTTTAGAGCAAGAACTGCACTAGAAAATTATCAAAAACTTTTTGTTGCTACTAACTATGGTAGCCCAGTAATGGGTGATAGAAACGCAAGTCTTACTACTGTTAGCGTAGCACAACTTGGACAAGACAGCCAACCAGTTAGAACTTACAGATTGCAAAACTGTTTTATTAGTGATATTTCAACAATTGATCTATCATATGATTCAACAGATGCAATTGAAGAGTTTACAGTAACTTGGGTCTATGATTACTTTACTGTATCTTAAACGGGAGCCATAAAAATGTCATTTTCAGTAACAACATTCAAAACAAATCTGGCAAGTGGATCTCGCCCAAATTTATTCAATGTATTAATTACACCACCAGCAGGAATTGCAATACCAAATTCAACGATTCTTTGTAAAGGTGCGGCAGTACCTGGTTTAACACTTGGTGTAATTGAAGTTCCATACAGAGGTCGTAGAATTAAATTGCCTGGCGATAGAACATTTGCTGAGTGGACTGCAACATTCATTGCAGACCAAAGACACAATCTTCGTGCTGGATTTGAAGCGTGGATGGCTTCTATTTCTAGTAACGATTTTGGCTCTACCAATCTCAGAACAAGCGTGGTTGAATATAAACAAAATGTTATTGTTGAACATCTCACAGATAATGGTGCAGTTTCAAAATCTTATAGATTGGTAGAAGCATTTCCTACCGATGTTAGCCAGATCGACTTGTCATATGACACTACGGATACCATTGAAGAATTTACTGTAACCTTCCAGTATTCGTATTTTGTTTAACTATTGACAGAAACATTTTCGCAACAATAAATAGTTGCGTAATAGTTTCAAATGGGGGCTATTACGCCCCCTTTTCTTATGAAGAGAGAAAAATATGGCAATAAAACTTTTTGGATTTAAAATTGGTAAAGAGGATGAAAAGGAAGATTTACGCTCCTTTGTTCCTCCAAGTGATGATGATAGTGCGGCAAGCATTGTCGGTGGCGGAGTTTATGGTACATATGTTGATCTTGAGGGGCAAGTACGAAACGATGCTGAGTTAGTTAAAAAATATAGAGAGATGGCATTGCAACCAGAATGTGATGCCGCTATTGATGATATTATCAATGAAGCAATCGTATATCAATCAGACGAATATCCAGTTCAAATTGTTTTAGATAAACTAGAACAGCCAGAATCAATCAAGAAAAAAATTCGTGACGAATTTGAACACATACTTAAACTTTTAGACTTTAACAATCAAGGCTACGATGTATTTCGTAGATGGTATGTTGATGGAAGATTATTCTATCATATGATGATTGACGATAAAAATCCTAGAGCAGGATTGCAAGAGGTTCGTTACATTGATCCTCGCAAGATTCGTAAAGTCAAAGAAGTGCCTAAAGGTAAACCAATTACGGCTATTGGGCAAACAACCTATGTCAAACCTATTGAATACTATGTGTATTCAGACAAAGGTTTCATGCGTGACACCAATCAAGGTTTAAAGATTGCACCAGATTCAATCTGCTATACGCACTCAGGTATTACAGATAAAGATGGTAAAGTAATCATTTCTTATCTACACAAAGCAATTCGACCATTGAATCAATTGCGTATGCTTGAAGATGCGACAGTCATCTATCGCATTTCAAGAGCACCAGAACGCAGAGTGTTCTACATCGATGTTGGTAACTTGCCAAAGATGAAAGCAGAGCAATACTTGCGTGAAATCATGCAAAAGTATAAGAACAAACTTGTATATGATGCACAGACAGGTGAGATTCGTGATGATCGTAGATTTCAAACAATGCTTGAAGACTTTTGGTTGCCACGAAGAGAAGGTGGCAAAGGCACAGAAATTACTACGCTACCACCAGGACAAAACCTTGGTGAAATTGAAGATGTTCTATACTTTCAAAAGAAACTTTATAAAGCACTCAATGTTCCAGTATCTCGTTTAGAATCAGACAATGGATTCTCTCTTGGTCGTGCTTCAGAAATTACCCGTGATGAATTGAAGTTTTCAAAATTTATTGCAAGACTTCGTTCAAGATTCTCACACCTATTTGACAAACTACTTGAAACACAATTAGTTTTAAAAGGTATATGCAATCGTGCAGAGTGGGAACAAATCAAAGAAGAAATTTATTATGATTATGTTACCGATGCACACTTTGCAGAATTAAAAGATACTGAAATTATGAAAGAGCGTTTGATGCTTCTTTCTGATATTGATAACTATGCTGGTAAATATTTCTCCGTTGCTTGGATTCGTAAAAAAGTTCTTCAGCAAACTGAAGATGACATTGAGCAAATGGATAAAGAAATGGCTGAGGAAGAAGAAGCAGGTGTTGATGGGGATGAAGATGAAATGCCACAAGAAAGACAAATGCCACCTACGCCTATTCAACAAAAAGTTGAAAACCCACAACCAGTTCCAGTTGTAATTAAAAAAGAACCTCAAGCAGAAAACAAAAAAACACACTCTGATACTGAGTTTTTAATTGATTCTATGACTAAAAAGATAGTCTAGGTAATTGAAATATTGAAATTTTATAAATATGTCATAAGGAGATAAATTATGGAAAACATTCATAACGCAATTCAAGCCGCAATTGATACTTCACCTGTTGATTTTAAGTCTGCCATTTATGGTGAACTTGCAAGTAAGGTTGATGATGCGCTATTGCTTAAGAAGATAGAGATTTCAAATTCGATTTTCAACAATAAAAACGAAGAACAAGCCAGCACAGAGGACGGCGTAGACTTCAAATCAGAAGAGGAAAATGTAGATGAAGACCTTTAAAAGTTTTCTTTTAGACCAAATCAATGAAGTTGAAAAGCCTAAAGCAAAAGGCGAAAAAGACTTTTTTGATGCTCATAAAGTTGATGTAGCCGATCCTGAAGATCAAGGAGCAAACTCTGCTAAAGTTACTACAAAAGAGCGTAGTGGCAAGAGACCAGCAGACAAGGCACCTGTTTCTGAAGCAGACATGTCTAAAGCCCAAACAAAAATGGCACACACTATTGGCAAACACTTTGAGAAAAAAGGTGTTGGCGATAAATCAAAAGGTGGTCCATATGCAGTCGCTACTGCAATGGTACAAGATAAACCAGAAGCCGCAGAAAAAGCATATGCTACAATTAAAGCAAAAGCAAAGAACGAAGAACATGAGGCTCTTTTAATTGCACTTTATGATGAACTTCATGAAAATAACAAAAATGCTCTTCTAAAAAAATTAGACGAAGATTACGATAGATTAATTGAATTTGCAAAATCAGTAGCGGAGGAATAATATGGCAGATATTGTAACTTCTCAAAAACTAAAAGATCATGCCGCTCAATGGGCGTATAAATTTACAAATGAATCTGATGGTACTGGCGAAACAAATGTTTTAAAAGTTGATGTTTCAGGTTTAACTGCGGTATCTAATAACGCACTTACTAATCAAAGAATTAATATTAACAAACTTACATGGTCAATTGCTGGTGCAAACTCTAAAGTAAAATTAATGTGGTCTGGTGACACACCAAACACAACCGTTTTTCTATCAGGCACAGGCACAATGGATCTTGCAACAAATTTAACAACACCAATTACAAATAATGTAGCAAATACAAATGGTGATATCTATCTTAGTACCGCAGGTTTTGTTGCTGGTGCAGGATACACAATTATTGTTGAAGGCAAGAAAACCGCAGGATATACAAGCAGAGAAACGACAGACGATGGAGTATCTCCATGAAACTAATTACAGAAATTAACGAAGAAGTAAAATTCATTAGTGAAGCAACCGATGATGGCAGAAAAAACATGTACATCGAAGGCATCTTCATGCAAGCCGAACAGAAAAACCGCAATGGCAGAATGTATCCTCTTCCTGTTATGGAAAGAGAAGTCAGCAGATATGTAAACGATTATGTAAATAAGAATCGTGCATATGGAGAGTTAGGACATCCAGAAGGTCCTACGATCAATCTTGAGCGAGTTTCACACATGATCAAAGAATTGCGCCAAGAAGGTAGTAACTTTATTGGTAAAGCAAAGATCATGGACACGCCATATGGTAACATCGTCAAGAATTTGATTAATGAGGGTGCTTGCGTAGGTGTTTCAACTAGAGGTCTTGGTTCTTTGAAAGAGGGCGGAGATGGTACAAAGGTTGTGCAAGATGATTTTTATCTTGCAACTGCCGCTGATATTGTTGCCGATCCTTCAGCACCAGATGCATTTGTACAAGGCATCATGGAGAACAGAGAGTGGGTCTATGTTGCTGGTCGCTGGACTGAAAGACAAATTGAAGAATCAAAAGAAAAAATTAAGAAAGTAAGTAAAAGAGACCTTGAAAAGACTAAGTTACAAATTTTTGAGAATTTTATCAATAAACTATAAATAGTCATATAAATATATCAAGCAAAACCTTATTAATTAAAAGGAGAACGCATCATGGCAGAACAAATTAAGGATCAAGAAGTTGACCTAGAAGATGAAAAGTTAGAAGAAGGTGAACTTCCACCTGCCCTCAAAGCCGCTATCGAAAAGAAAAAAGCAAAATCTAAAGATAACGGAAAAGATGATGAGGAAGAAGACAAAGATGAAGATGAGAAAGAAATGAAAGAGAAAAAATACGCAAAGATGAAAGAAGATATCGATGCAATTTTCTCTGGAGAAGACCTCTCTGAAGATTTCAAAAAGAATGCACAAGCAATTTTTGAAGCCGCAGTTGCAGTCAGAGTTGAAGAAGAAGTCAAAACTCTTGAAGAGCAATTTGCACAAAAATTGGAAGAAGCACAAAGCGAATTCGCCGCCGGTTTGGTAGACAAAGTTGATGAGTATCTTGACTATGTTGTTTCTGAGTGGCAAAAAGAAAATGAAATTGCTATTCAAAACAATCTTAAGGCAGAGATTGCCGAAGATTTCATGGTGGGAATCAAGAATCTTTTTGTAGAAAACTACATTGACATTCCAGATGACAAAGTTGATCTAGTGAATGACATGGCAGAAAAACTTAGCACCGCAGAGCAAGACCTTGATAAGAAAATTCAAGAAAACTCTGATCTAGTTGCTCAGTTGAATGACTACAAAAAAGATGCGATTGTTGCCAATGTTACCGAAGGGCTAACTGAAGTACAGATTGAAAAACTTAAATCTCTTGCTGAAAACATCGAATTCATCTCTGAAGAAGATTACAAAGAGAAACTTACTCTTACAAAGAAAAAATACTTTGAATCAGTCAAAGAAGAATCAAAGCAAGAAGTACAGAAAGATGGTTTAGATTCTGATGCCTCTACTATCGAAGAATCATACAATCCAGTTATGGCAAAGTATGTTAGCAACATCTCTAAGATAGTCAAAAGATAAAAAATTATAAATAACAACAGAGTTAATCTTATACTCAAAGGAGAAAACATATGTCAGACGCATTAATCAAAAAATGGGCTCCAGTTCTTGATCATCCTGAACTAAGCCCAATTAAAGACGCTCACAAGAGATCCGTTGTGGCTCAGTTGCTTGAGAACCAAGAAATTGAGAGCCGCACTGGTGAATCTGCTGGTTATCGCAATCCACAATCACTTCTTTCTGAAGCCGCTCCAACAAACAATTTTGGTGCTTCTTCTTCTACTGCTGGTGACGGTCAGATCGATATCTATGATCCAGTTTTGATCTCTCTTGTTCGCCGTTCAATGCCAAATCTTATCGCTTATGATATCTGCGGCGTTCAGCCAATGAGCGGTCCAACTGGACTTATTTTCGCAATGCGTTCACGCTTCCGTAGTCAGACTGGTACTGAAGCATTGTTTAACGAAGCCAATACCACATTCTCTGGTACCAACTCTGGTAACACAATTGGTACACTTCAAACTGGTGCTTCACCTGCTGATCTATCAAGCGGTACAGAGTACACATTCGGTGGTGGTATGACTACTGCACAAGCCGAAGCACTCGGTGATGGTGCCGGTAATGCCTTCAACGAAATGGCATTTAGCATTGAAAAGATTTCCGTTGTTGCTAAGAGCCGTGCGCTAAAAGCAGAATACACAATGGAACTTGCACAAGACCTTAAGGCTGTTCATGGTCTTGACGCTGAACAAGAACTTGCAAACATTCTCACAACAGAGATTCTTGCTGAAATCAACCGTGAAGTTGTTCGTACTATCAATCAAACTGCTTCTATCGGTGCCCAAGAAAATGTGGCAACCGCTGGTACATTTGACCTTGATGTTGATGCAAACGGTCGTTGGTCAGTTGAGAAATTCAAGGGCTTGATGTTCCAACTAGAGCGTGAATCTAACGCTATTGCAAAAGCAACCCGTAGAGGTAAAGGCAACATCCTCATCTGTTCATCAGATGTGGCTTCTGCTCTTCAGATGGCTGGTGTACTTGATTACACACCTGCTCTCACAAACAACCTCCAAGTTGATGACACAGGTAACACATTCGCTGGTGTTCTAAATGGTCGTATTCGTGTTTACATCGATCCATATTTCGCCGCATCATCTGGCGTTCACTACGCTACAATGGGTTACAAAGGTGCTTCAGCATTTGACGCTGGTCTTTTCTACTGCCCATATGTTCCTCTCCAAATGGTTCGTGCCGTTGGTCAGGATACATTTCAGCCAAAGATCGGTTTCAAAACTCGTTACGGTATGGTTGCTAACCCATTTGCGACTTCTGACGCTGATGGTGCAATTGCGTTTGCTAAAAAGAACATCTACTATCGTAGAATCGCAATTAGCAACCTCATGTAATACCGAGCCGACACAGATCGGACTTCAGAGAGGGCACTTCGGTGCCCTCTTTTTTTGCTTATAAATAGTATGAATTACAGGAGATACTATGTCCGATACTACATCAATCAATAAAAGTTTTTTATCAAACAATAAGTACGAACTCATATTTGATAGACTACCTAATACCATATTCTTTTTACAGTCTGTAAACTTGCCATCAATTACATTGAATAGTGTGGCAACATTAACACCATTTGTTCAAGTAAATACACCAGGAAATATTCTTTCATTTGAACAATTGAGTGTAACATTTATAGTTGATGAGAACATGCAAGCATGGAGAGATATCTATGCATGGATTACCGCAATGGGAAATCCAACAAGCAAAAATAAATTAGGCAACTTAACTACTGCACTTGGTAGATCAAACAGTATGGTATCTGATGCAGTACTTATTGTGAAGTCTAATTCAAACAATGTAAATCTTAAATTCTCATTTAAGAATATTTTTCCTACTGAACTTGGTAGTCTTCAATTTACCAGCACAGAAACGCAAGAGTTTCTTACCACCACTTCTACATTCTTTTATGACTATTATACTCTAAGCACTTGACATATAAATTGTTTTGTGTTATTATGTTTTGTAATTGGATCCATATGGAGAGGTGGTATGACTTTAGATCAACTGATGGAAGAGTGGCGTAAAGACGCAACAATTGATTCAACCGAACTAGGTACAGAATCAACAAAAATTCCAGAATTACATAGTAAGTATCTCAAACATTACTTTGATGAAAGGCGTGTGCTGAAAGGCGCAGAGTTTCAATCGAAAGAACTCTTTCTGCAAAAGTATGAGTACTATAATGGTAAAATGTCTGAAGAGGAACTCAATGAACTTGGTTGGGAACCTTTTCTGAAAAGACTTATGAAGCATGAGATTGATATGTACTTAGAATCTGATAAAGACATTATTCAAAAGAACATGAAGATTGTTATGCAAAAAGAGAAACTTGCATTTCTTGAAGAGGTTCTTAAGAATATTAATCAACGGAACTTTCAAATCAAGAATGCAATTGATTGGAGAAAGTTTACTCAAGGTGTCGCTTAGAATCTCAAAAGTTAATGAGGTGTATGTGAAGGTTCATTGTGAAGCAGGTGAAGCAATGGAACTGTCAGAGTACTTTACTTTTTATGTACCAGGCTACAAATTCATGCCCGCATTTCGTAACAAAGTGTGGGATGGAAAGATACGCCTGTTCGATAGACAAACACATAACATCTATGCTGGTCTATTGCATTACATTGAAAAGTTTTGCAAAGAGCGTGACTACGAACTTGATGTTGACTATGAACTACGAACTAACGAGGAATTTTCATTAGTTGAAGCAGAAGAGTTTGTAAAGAAACTCAATCTACCTTTTGAACCTAGAGATTATCAGATGAAAGCATTTGTACATGCCATACGCAATCAGCGCGGTTTGCTTTTGTCACCAACTGCATCAGGTAAGTCACTCATTGCATATCTTATTACAAGATACTTAAGATGCAAGACACTTATTATTGTACCAACTATTTCACTTGTTGCACAGATGTATAAAGACTTTAAAGATTATGGTTTTGATAGTGATACATATTGTCATACGATTACTGCTGGCGCAGATAAAGTATCAAAGAAACCCATCATTATCTCCACTTGGCAGTCAATCTACAAGATGCCAAAAAATTACTTCAATCAATTTGATTTGATCATTGGTGATGAAGCACATTTGTTTAAAGCACAGTCACTTACGAAGATCATGACAAGTCTTACTGATTGTGCATATCGTTTTGGTTTGACTGGCACACTTGATGGTACACAAACACATCGCTTGGTGCTTGAAGGTTTGTTTGGTGCAGTAAAGCAAGTTACTACAACAAAAGAACTAATGGATAAAAGTAAACTTGCAAATCTAAAAATCAAAGCATTGGTACTTAAACATCAAGAGGAAAATTGCAAAGCGGTAAAAAACTTTAAGTATGCAGAGGAAATAGATTACTTGATATCATCTCCATCACGGAATAAGTTTATTACCAACTTGACTATTTCTCTAAAACAGAATACACTTGTACTTTATCAGTTTGTACATAAGCACGGCGAACCTTTGTACAAGATGATTAAAGATAGAGCAGAAGATAGGCAAGTCTTCTTTGTGCATGGTGGTGTGGAAGCAGATGAAAGAGAGATGGTGCGTGAAGTTACAGAAAAAGAACAAAATGCAATTATCATTGCATCGTATGGCACCTTCTCAACAGGTATAAATATAAGACACTTACACAATATTGTATTTGCATCTCCTAGCAAAAGCAAGATAAGAACACTACAATCGATTGGGCGAGTACTTAGATTAGGGGAAAATAAAGATCAAGCAACTCTATTTGACATTGCCGATGATCTCACTTACAAAAGTCGAAAAAACTTCACTATCGAACACTTTGTAGAGAGAATGAAAATATACAATGATGAGAAGTTTGATTATAAAATTTACACCATCAACTTAAAGGACTAATATGCACCAAGAAGAACAAAATATAGACAAAGTGTGCAAAGTTTTGAAATTATCAAATGGTGAAACAATTATAGGAAATATTTCCAAAGAAACTCCTTCTTACATTGATGTTGAAATGCCTTTGAAGATTTTGCTCATGATTCAACCTCAAGAAAGTAGAATGAACATGTCAGTTATGAAATGGGATCCAGGCTTTGATTACAAGCATCCTGTTCGTGTGTACAAGAACTCTATCGTTGCTTGTGCTGAACCTACCGAACTAATGGTAAAAAATTATGCTGAACTAATTATAGAAAATTCATCTCGCAAAGAAAATAATGAAGATGAAATAACGGAGTTAAACGATATTATGACTGAACTACTTAAGACTATAAGTACTAAAACGATGCATTGAAAGGCTACACGCTAATTCTACGCACATGTCAAGCATTTGTCAATACTAAAAAGGAAAAATTATGGGTAATCATTATGTGAACAATCAAGAATTCCTAGAGAGAATGATCGAATATAAAGAAAGCGTCATTGCCGCAAAGGAAAAAAATTCTGAACGACCAAGAGTGCCAGAGTACATTGGCGAGTGCCTTTTTAAAATCGCCACGCACCTTGCAAGAAAACCAAACTTTGCAAACTACACTTTTAAGCAAGATATGATTTCCGATGGTGTTGAGAACTGTCTGTTATACATAGATAACTTTGATCATGAGAAATCTAAAAATCCATTTGCGTACTTCACACAGATCATCTACTATGCATTTCTCCGTAGAATTCAAAAGGAGAAGAAGCACCTGTACATCAAGTTTCGCAGTATGGAAAATGAAATTGTCAATCAACTGATTGCCAACAATGGAGAAGATCAAATCACTTCACAGATGCAAGGCATGATGCACGAAGCATACAATGATAATTTCATCCGTGATTTTATTGAAGCATTTGAAGATACCAAACGAAAGAAAACTTCCAAAAGAAAAGCGAAGGAGATTAGTGATGCAGACACCATTGCCAGTACAACTTGAACAATGGATCAAGGTAGTGCAAAATAAGAAGTCACCATACGATTTAAGAGAAACCTCGCTCTTGCATTTAAGAAACATTCATGCTATAATTGACAAGGTTATCAAGGACAACTCTCGCCAAGAGATGGCAAAAAACAATTGGAAAAATAAAAGTAAGAATGAAAATATGCATACTCGGTGATACACACTTTGGCGTAAGAAATGATGCGAAGCACTTTCATGAATTCTATGAGAAGTTTTATAGCACAGTTTTCTTTCCGTACTTAGAAGAACACGATATCAAGATTGTTATACAACTCGGTGACCTTTTTGATCGCCGTAAGTATATCAACTTTCTTTCACTTGCAGAAAGCAGACGCTACTTCTTTGATGAATTCAAGAAGCGTAACATTCATCTTCACGCATTGGTTGGTAATCACGATATCTTTTGGCGTCACAGTCTAGGGGTTAACTCGCCAGAACTTCTATTGAAAGACTACGACAACATTACGCTATGGTCAAAGCATGGCACACTTGAACTTGAAGACATGAACATTGACATGATACCATGGATATGTCAAGAGAACGAAAAAGAAATTCGTGAATTTGTTTCGAAGAGTTTATCGTCACATTGCCTTGGGCACTTTGAACTTCTTGGCTATCAACTATGGCCAGGTATGCCTAGTCATGAAGGTTACTCAGATGACTTTTTAGGTAACTATGACCAAGTGTATAGCGGTCACTATCACATGAAGTCTTCACAAGGCAATGTCATGTATCTTGGCACACCATACGAACTCTTTTGGAATGACTATAAAGATCAAAAAGGTTTTGGTATTTTTGATACAGAAACAAAAGAACTTGAGTTTATAAACAATCCATATCGCATCTTTTACAAGATCAAGTATGACGATAGCAAACTCTCAATGGAGCATTTGAAAAATATCAACTATTCTCAATATGAG